CTGGTGGTACTACTTCTACAACAGCGGAAGTTAAGTCATGGGATAGTTCTACAAGAATACTACAGGTAATCAATAGAACTGGAACATTTGCAGCAAACGAATCACTTACGGGTAATACCAGTAGTGCTGTATGGGTTGTATCAACCTTCGATACACTACAGGATACAAATAGTGAGTACGATGCAAATAGACAAATCGAAGATGCTGCTGACAATATAGTTGATTGGTCAGAAGGTAATCCATTCGGTGAGTTTGGTAATTTTACAGGTAGCATATAATGTTAGGTAATCATTTTTACAACCAGATAGTTCGTAAGAACATAATAGCATTTGGTACACTCTTCAATAATATTACTATGAAGAGCACAGATCCAAGCACTGGTGCTGTATTGGAGGAAATGAAAGTACCGTTAGCATACGGTCCTAAACAAAAATTTATTGTAAGACTAGAAGAAAACACTAGCAATAGAAAAGTAGCAATTACTTTACCAAGATTGTACTTTGAAATGACTAGCATTGACTACGATCCTACCCGTAAAACTTCCCCTATCCAGAAATATAAAACTATTATCAATGACAATGGTGGTGAAGTAAGAGTACAGTATGTTCCTGTACCATACAATCTATCATTTGAACTTGGCGTAATTGCTAAGTCACAAGACGACGCCCTGCAAATCACCGAGCAGATATTACCATACTTTCAACCATCATTCAGTGTTACTCTCAACATGATACCTGATATGAATGAGAAGAGAGATATTGCTGTTGTTCTAAACAATGTATCATATGAAGATACATGGGATGACAGTTTCTACGAACGTAGATATATTGTTTACACTCTCAACTTCCAGATGAAGACCTATCTATACGGTCCTTACAACACTGCTGATGTTATCAAGAAAGCAATTATACATGAGACTCTTGGTGATGCAGCAATAAATCGTAGAACTATTACTAGAACATATACACCAAAAGCAAAAACTGATATCAATACTGATGGTGTAATTGATGCAGCAGATGATGCACTGGTTGATGCTGGTGATGACTTTGGATTTAATGAAGGAATAGAATTCTTATGAACCTAGAAGATAACATGGAGGAACTTCTTAACATGGATGTAGAACATGTTGAGAAACCTAACTTGCCAAAGGTAAAATCAAAAGAAGATGATCAACAAAAAGATTATGAATATACTCGTGGTGAGTTGTATTCTTTGATTGACCAAGGTCAAGAAGCGGTGAAAGGTGCATTAGAAGTAGCACAGGAGAGTGGTCATCCTAGAGCATACGAAGTTGCTGTAGCAGCAATGAAACATGTTGCTGATATGACAAAGAAATTACAAGACTTACATAAGAAAATGAAAGACCTTGATGAAGAACAGACAGGTCCTAAGAATGTTACTAACAATGCTATGTTCGTTGGTAGCACTACAGAATTACAAAAAATGCTTAAACAAATGGGTGGTGGCAAGAGATAGTTGCATAAATAAATGCATAGACCCTGACATGGTATATGAGATACAAAGAATTTAAAAGACTCGCTGAGTCTGCCACTGTGCAGGATAACGGAATTTTAGAAGGTGCAGCCTGGACAAAGAAGGCTGGCAAGAACAAAGAAGGTGGACTTAATGAGAAGGGAAGGAAGTCTTACGAAAGAGCAAATCCTGGATCTGACCTTAAAGCACCAAGCAAGAAGGTTGGAAATCCCCGTCGCTCATCATTCTGTGCTAGAATGAAAGGAATGAAAAAGAAATTAACTTCAAAGAAAACTGCCAGTGATCCTGATAGTAGGATCAACAAATCACTAAGAGCTTGGAATTGCTAACAAAGCGTAAACTACACTATCTTTTTGACTATAATTATAGTATAATAACTGTAGAACTATGCGTTTTAATAATGGCGATATCCATTGTCTAATACGAGCTTGTCTAATCGCTCAAGAACAGACAGGATCTGAGGACATATGGGATAGATATGCCGACTTGATAGAAAAACTTAGAGTTTATTCTGATCAAGTTTTATCCCCATCTGAATCATGAAACTAAAAACAAGATTTGAAAGTTTTTCTGAAAAAGAAAGAAAGATGCTTGCAGAAGCAATCTGGAGAAGACAAAGAAGTTATATTGCTGGCGATAAACTGTTTAACGAGTATGGAAAAATGCTGTCAGAATGTCTAGACAGAATGGACTATATGCCAGGCAAAGTAGTATAAATACCTATTAATATTATGTTCAGTAAAGAATTAAAAGAAGCAACTAAGGAGTCTCATTCCGCAGCAGAAAATACAAAATTTGTTGCAGGGTTTCTTAGAGGTGTTGTTGACCCTGAGGAGTATCGTAAACTCATTGCCAATTTCTGGTATGTTTACAGTACTATGGAAAGACTAATCAATGACTCTGATGACCCAACTGTAAAAGTATTACAGGGGTGGCAATCACAACTTGATCGTAGTCCGTCATTAGAAAAAGATCTATTATATTATTACGGTCCTTATTGGAAAGAACAAGTAGGTCCTTCACCAGCGTGTGATACCTATTGTTTTAGACTTAGTGAATTAGCACAGCAAGATCCATATCTTCTGCTTGCTCATCATTATACTAGGTACATAGGTGATCTATCAGGTGGACAAATTCTTTGTAAAATAGCAAAGAGTGCACTTAATCCTCCTATAGGAGAAGGTCTAAATTTCTATGAGTTTCCTGAGATTCATGATGCTAAAGAATGGAAAACAACCTATAGATCAGTGCTTGATGTTTTAGATCTAAACCAATCACAAAAGAATGCTATATTTGCTGAAGCAAATTATGCATTTAGATTGAATATGTACATGTTTGATGAAATCAAATCTGAAGATCCGTATCCTGCAATGACAGCACTTAGAGGTTTCTGGAAAGTAATTACTGGTTCCATTACCAATTAACAAAAATGAAAAACTTACCAATTAAATCTACCTGTGTAGTATTTGGATTAATAGTAGGAACAGCAGCGTTCCTCATACCACAAGCGTGGGCACATCCTATATTAGTATAATGGTAGTATGGGGTGTTATATGGATGGTTGGTATACTCGTCGCAATAGTGACTTGGTACATCTACTATATACTAAAGATGTCATTTATGGAGATGAACGATGGGAGCGATGACACCACCAAGTAGAAAATCTTGCTACAATTTTAGAGTTACGGAGATAAATCGTGTTGTTGACGGCGATACTATTGATGTCACCATTGATCTTGGGTTTGACTTATACAAGAAAGAAAGAGTTAGAGTTGCAGGAGTTGATACGCCAGAGAAAAGAACAAGAGATTTGGAAGAAAAGGCATTGGGAATAGATGCTACTAATTGGTTAAAACAAAAACTTGAGGATACTATTGATGGAGAATATGAACTTACTATACGCACTGAACTTAAAGGCGGGGTTGGTAAGTATGGTCGCTTGCTTGGTTGGTTATATGTGGGTGATGAGGAAGTTTCATTAAATGAAGATATGATTGAAGAAGGTTATGCTTGGGCATATGATGGAGGTACAAAACAAAAAGACTTCGAGGAACTTCGTAAAATACGAAGGTCTTTCGGTACACTTATTGAATAACTATTATGAAAAGTAGAATGATTGAAGCTCTCAAAGCAGAAGCGAACGGGCAAATTAAAAAACATCTAGTCAACATTGATGTTTACTTACACAATCCTGTTGGTATTGGCGAGCATTCAAATATTATGGATGCTGTTACACAGGAAATAGATGCAATTTCTAAACAGCACGATAGATTAGAAGTACTAGAAAAATATGTAGAAGGTAGAGAAAAAAATAACTGCTTCAAATACTCATGAATATAGAAGATCCTATTGATGATTGGAATATCCATTTAGAGATTGGTATTACTGATGCCAGAACAATGCATCGTCTAATTTCTTTTGCTATAGAGAATGGATATGACAAGGATGATAAAGCATATCTAGAGGAAATGAAAAGTCAATTCTATGCTATGTTATTAGAATACTCTTTTACACATATAGATAATGAATGACATAACCATATTCATATTTGGTATTATGTTTGCATCAGTTGTTGGTGCAACCTTTGCATTTATGTGGAGGATGACAGGTGCTGTATTAGAAGACGTAAGGAAACCACAGAAAAAAATGCATCCTGAGATGAAAGAGGTGCAAGATGGCGATGAATTATTAGTCTTTAAGGGATTAGAAGACCCTGAGGATAAATAAAGTATGGCAACTAATGATGTATACTTAGGTAATCCCAACCTAAAAAAGGCGGGTACACCTATACAATTCACAAAGAAGCAAATACAAGAATGGGTCAAATGTAAAAAAGATCCAATATATTTTGCTACCCATTATATAAAAATCATCTCACTTGATGAAGGTTTAGTTCCTTTTGACATGTATGATTTTCAAAGAAGAATCTTACAGGACTTTCATGAAAACAGATTTAACATTGCTAAACTTCCTAGGCAAACAGGTAAGAGCACTACTGTTGTGGCCTACCTTTTATACTACGCTATCTTCTATGACAGTGTTAATATTGGTATACTCGCTAACAAAGCTTCAACTGCAAGGGAATTACTTGGAAGACTCCAACTAGCATATGAGAATCTACCGAAGTGGATGCAACACGGTATTTTAGTATGGAACAAGGGTAATGTCGAACTCGAAAACGGATCAAAGATATTGGCTGCTTCTACGTCTGCTAGTGCAGTTAGAGGTATGTCCTTCAACATTTTATTCCTTGACGAGTTTGCATTCGTCCCTAACCACGTCGCAGAACAATTCTTTGCATCAGTATATCCTACTATTACTTCTGGTAAATCAACTAAAGTCATAATTATATCCACTCCTAATGGCATGAACCACTTCTATAAGATGTGGGAAGATGCCAGAAACGATAAGAATGGTTATATAACAAACGAAGTTCATTGGTCACAAGTACCTGGTAGAGATAAGAAGTGGAAAGAAGAGACGATAAAGAATACATCTAAAAGACAATTTGCACAAGAGTTTGAATGCGACTTCTTGGGGTCTGCTGATACACTTATCAGTCCAGCAAAATTACAATGCATTCCGTTCAATGACCCAATTAATTCAAATGCAGGACTTGATGTTTTTACGAGAGCAGAAGAGGATCACGAATATATTATTACTGTTGATGTTGCCAGAGGAATTGGTGGCGACTATAGTGCTTTCATCGTGTTTGATATCACCACTCTCCCGTACAAGATCGTTGCGAAGTACAGAAATAATGAGATTAAACCTGTACTGTTTCCCTCGGTCATCTTTCAAGTAGCAAAGGAATATAACAATCCTTATATACTTGTTGAGGTAAATGACATAGGAGACTCGATAGCAGCAACACTTAACTATGATCTAGAATATCCTAACGTACTCATGTGTGCTATGAGAGGTAGGGCAGGGCAGATAGTCGGACAAGGATTCTCAGGAACAAAGACACAGTTAGGTGTTAAGATGAGTATCACTGTCAAGAAAATTGGGTGTGCCAATTTAAAAGCAATTATAGAAGAAGATAAATTAACATTTACCGATTTCGATATTCTTCAAGAACTTACTACATTCATACAAAGAAAACAAGCATGGGAGGCAGACGAAGGTTACCATGATGATCTTGTTATGTGTATGGTATTGTTTGCATGGTTAGTCATGCAAGACTATTTTAAAGAGATGACAGATACAGATGTCAGAAGAAGAATCTATGAAGAACAACGAAATCAAATAGAACAAGACATGGCACCATTTGGTTTTATAGATGATGGTCTAGGAGATGATACATTTGTGGATGCGGATGGATCTTTCTGGTACGGAGATAAAGAAGAAACAGTTGATTACATGATTCCTGATCTGTGAAGAAGAAAAAGAAATGTAAAAAATGGAAATGTTCAAAATATAAAGGAAAAAAAT